GAACGATACCAGACATCCTTGGCGAAGAATGTCGTAGGGGCAAAGCCAGTATCCGTCTTGGCTACACCTAGCCGTAACTCGGTGTGCTTCTCCCCTTGCTTAGCAGCCAGCGGTTCCACGATGGGGCGCATGAAGGCAAACTTCTCAGGGATGGGCTTGCCATCTCGAATGAACTCTTCAGCCGCTAGGTGTACAGCAGTACCGTATTCAGCCGCCTCGCCGGGTTCGTCCTTGACGTCCTTAGCTATCTTGAGGTGGAAATACTTCTTCGGGCATTGCTCGAATGTTTTGATACTGCTGTACGACCAAGCTGTCATGTTATCGGACTTTTCCTTCTAGGCGATCAGCTACCAGCTTAGCATAGCCAGCAATATCAATCCAGCTATCAGCGTAGTTCGGGTCACCATTTAAGATGCGCCCAATCTTATGGAAAATCATATCCATCGCTTCGCATTGGTCCACGGCGAACGTCTTGCCCTTCTCTTCAGCGAAGTTACGCGCCACTTCTTTGAGTTTATAGGTGATTGTGGCATGGTCGAGGAAGTTACCGTACCGACTTCCGCGTTCATCGAGGATTCTATTAACCCTGTCCTCCGTAGTAGGTCGTATCATCGTAGCGGGACCGCCGGGAACCTTACGTTCCGCTGTGCCTACTACCCGCTCCTTACCCTTACCCTGCAAGGCTGCGAGTGCCGCCATCTGCTTCTTAACCGCATAGATGTAGCTTTCGCTCACTGCCATACGGTCTTTGATTTCCCTAGCGGCATAGCCCTGCTTCAACAGTTTCATAATCCCTGCTGCTTTGTTCTTCTTCATGTCGTTTGCTCCTTATTTAAGATTGCCGCCGCTTTTGAGGATGTCCCCATCAAACACATAGGTGCCTGTGTGGGTCAGCCGGATAAACGGGTGGGCGTAGATTTTACCCCCGTGTTTGCGAAACAGTTCGCAAAAGTGGTAATCCTCTGACAACAGCGCCCCGCTCTCGTCGATAGACGTAGCGAAGAACTCATGGGTCAAAGGCTTGGCGTATTCACCAGTCGCTGGGTCTGTGAATGATGATACGCGATAGGTTGGAACGTGGGGGATAAGATGCTCGAACACCCCGCGCTTGATGAGCATGAAGCCAGTGCCACCGTGGCGGACTTCGATGCAACCCGTCTCATCTGTTTCTTGATGCTCTCCGCCAACCATGTTGAAGACGAAGGCTCCGGCATGCGCTGCTAGGTCGTCCTTGCCAGCCAGTGCCGCACGTTCCACGCTATCCCAGTTCACTTCCTTCTTGGGGTAGATACCGCAGGTGATGTCTTTGTCGGCCAGCATAAGCTGCGCGACAGCCTCGCTATCGAAGCCGATGTCAGCGTCGATGAACATGAGGTAGTCATGGTCACTAGCCAGAAACACACGAGCTAGCTCGTTACGTGCACGGGTGATAAGGCTCTCGTTCATTATCTGACACCACGCCACGTTGACGCCGATTTCCCGCATCTTGGCCATGGTCATCAGTAAGCCCTGCACATAGGACCCCGTGCACATACCACCGTACATGGGGGTGGCTATCATCAGCGATGGTCGCTTGGTCGGCACTTTAATTTCATCCGTCATTTTCTTCTGCTTTCTTTTTTAGTTTCCTGTAGCGGCCTTCGACCGAAGCTATCGTAAGCCCCATCCGTTCCGCTATGTACGCTGCCCTTAGGCCGTGCTTGTAATACTCCAACAACTCTGCGTCCATTTCAGGTGTCCACACGCGGCTAGTCCGTTTTACTATTGGCACTACTTACCCCCTGTGAAGCGACCCTTGGAGTCGCGCTTTGTTAGCACCCTTAGTTCGGCGTTGAGCCGCTCGTTCTCACGTTTGATGGTACTAGTATCACTGCTGGCACTGAACCGCCCCACCATGTAGCTGGCAAAAACCAACACAAACACTGCTACTGCTGTTACGTAATCCATTTCTACTCTCCCTTCTTGCGTACTACTAGTTGGTATCCAACGTGGACAATCTCTGCCTCTTCCGCAAACAGGTTGCAGAAGGCGTCGATGGCGGGTTTGGGGCGGTGCAGGATGTCACGTGGATTGCCCCACATGTAATCGTCAAACACCATCATCCCCTTGGGCTTGAGCAACGGCCAAGCCATACAGGCGTCAGTCAGCACATCCTTGGCAATGTGGCTGCCGTCGATGTAGATGAAGTCCGCTTGGGTTTTTTGTTCGTACATCTCATAAGCTAGCCAATGTGTTGACTTGCCTTTGTTCTTGTTAATAACTCGCTCGTGACCGTGTTTGGCACTAAACAACTCCGTATTGTGGTCAAACCGCGCCTCGACAGCCCCCATATCCTCGGCACCATGCTCCTCGCCACCTTCCCACGTATCTATACAGATAATCCAGTCGTCATCCTGCATCATGTTCTCGGCAATCCAGACGGTGCTGCGGCCTTCAAAGGAGCCAATCTCGATAAAGGTACGCTTACCTGCTTCACCTGACAGCATAGGGATAAGCTGCGTCCAGACTTCCGGTGCCCAGTTGAACCAGTCTTTGGTGAATTGATACTCGCTCATGCGGCCTTCCCTTCGTATTCTGTTAGTGTCTTGAACTGGATGAACTCGCCACCCTTGTGCTGGAATATGCACATGACGAACTTATCTTCGGGTGCTTCGTTCACCTCGCTCCAGAAGTGCAGGGCTACGCCTGTCCGCCTGCTGGATGGGTTGCCGCTCATGTCCCTGTCTTGGGTAACAAGCTCCCCTTCCACCGTGGTATGGGTTCCGTGCTCAGCGTCCTCTGCTCGGTCGAAGACCTCCACCTTATAGAGATGGCAGTTTTCGTCGATCTCGTAGTCGGCAAAGTTAGTGCCATAGTTAGTAATCTTCATCTCAGTAACTCCTGCATAACATCGTGGTGTATTCTCATCATGCGTATCTCGCGCACAGCCTTGTTCAATGCGGCCTTTTCATCTGGTGTCATGTGTTCTTGCAGTTGATGCACGACATCAGCCCATCTCGCGCTCGGCCCTTTTTCATTGTGGTAGTAGTCATTCCTAGTGCCAGAAAATTCATCTGGTCGGTTTCTCATCCGGCTGAGCAGTAGCTTAACCACGGGATGAAACTTATCTTCCTTGGTGGTTTTGCGTGGTATCGGGAAAGGCTCAGGTTTTTCGACATAGATTTCTTCTGGATTATCGACGCGCCACAGGATTTCTTTCCATTCGGCCAATGACTTTGCGCTAAACCAAGGAAACTTCAGTAGCTCTTCATCCGTGAAATGCCGGAAATCTTTAACCTTTGCAGGGGGTGCGTCCTGACCATTAACCTGCAAGTTAATATTGCGAAAGCAGTTGGCGGTCCGCACCCTCAACTCCAAGTCCGTAATCAGCGTTTCGTTTGTAGGGTTAATCGCCATCACTTTGCTCCTTCTCGATAATGGTTTTGTAATATGTGTATGTGGGTTTGGGTTTAGCCGGTGAGGTATCTTGAAGTCCCCACTCCGGCTTCCACCAAGGCACAGGGTCTCTATATATACTGCTGTCATGCATAGCAGGCTCAAGGCGTTCCCAACCTTTCTGATCGCCGTCTAACACATTGAATGTCAGGTCGTTACGGAACACGAACTCAACACCTAGCGTTGCTTCTCGCACCTCATCAATCACTGGAAAGGTAAGGTTATCTCGGTTCAAAGCGGTGCGTAGTATCCGCTCACATTTGTGAACCATCTGCCGTGTTCGCTCCGTCCCAACCCCGAAGTCCTCACCAACCTTATTTAGCGTGGTCCCTCCGGCTCGGTATTGTTTCCATACCGCCCACTTGCGTAGCTTCGGGTTGTCCTTAAACTCCTCCAGCCGTGCCTCTCGCACCACTGGATCACGTGTCGGTCCGGCGGGCGCTAGGCTTTTGAACCCAGAATTAATCCGCTCCATGCGCCGCTGCGCCGCCCTCGCACGGTGTTCTTTCTGCCACTCTTTGTCTCGGCGCAGCTTTTCTTGAAGCCAGTCGTCGTAAATCCACGGCTTAGGCCACCAGTCTGGATCATCCGACATGATATTTCCACGTCTGGTCTAGGAAGCTTTTATCGTGCTTAGCGTTGCGTTGTAACGCCTTATAAGTTCGGATTGTGTCGTTATGTTCTTTCGTAAATTCCTGAAGATAGCGCTCAGATCGGATAGCCTTATTCAACCGAGGTAATATATTCCTATGCTTGGTGAAACGCTCTTGTAGGGTTTTCAATTCCTCTACCGTCTTCTTGCCATAGCCGTGCACCTTAAGAACCTCTGCTGGGTCTAGCTCACGCAACGCTTTCAAGTCCGGCACATGTTCACGGACGTAGTTATACAGTCTGTCACACCCTATTAAGGTAGAGATAACGCTATGAAACGCCTTATCCCGTGTCTCTTCCCAGTCACGATCTTTCGCTATCTCAGCGACGTAAAACATGAGAAACTCATGCTCACGTTTGGCCTTCTCAGCTTCATAGTCGAACGGAATACCTTCGGCTTCTGCCTTAGCTTGATCTTCGTCCAGACCTGCCGTTGCCAGCATTTTGCATATCTTAATCTGACTCTGCGTCAGAACGATTTTCTTCTTATCCTCCATAGCTTGCTCCCATCTTGCTCTCACAGTTTAACGGCAGTGCCACTGCCCATTTCGGCCTTATCCGCATGCAGTCCTCGACATAGGCCCGTGCCTTGTCTGCTTCTGCTTCAGGTGCGATGCACCCCACGGCATCATGCACCGTCATCACCACACGCAGTTTGCGTGCGACCATCAGCATCTGCTCACCGATCACGATACGCGCCAGTGCTTGGCAGATATTCTCAACAGCCTTCCCGCCATATATCCGTGTCGGGATAACTGCGCGGCCCTTCTTCTGGTCGTAGACCATCTCGTTGTGCTGGCTCCCCATCATCGGCTTCCAGCGCAGGTTGGGATATTTAATACTCAAGCCATTGGGTAGCTTGATGCCATCCTTGCCATACACTACCAGCACACCGTCCAACCCTATTGGGGCTGTCTGGTTGTTCGCCATAGCGTCCAGCGCATCTCCTGCCTGCCGCCATAGTTTGGGGATCATCGGGTAGGTCTCACGATACACCTTGATAATACGCTTGCACTCATCCTCTGGCATATCGACGCCGAAGGTCTTTAACTGCGCTTGGAACTTGGTTGGCCCCATGCCGTAACCTGCGCCTAAGATTGTTGTTTTTCCTACGAACCTCTGCGGGTCTGTCACCTCATCAACATCCACACCATAGATGGAACTTGCCATGATCTTATATACGTCCTCACCCTTATCGAACGCAGCGACGAGGTCGTTCTGCCCAGCCAGCCACGCCAAGGTGCGCGCTTCGATTTGTGATGAGTCACAGTCGATGAACACATAGCCGTCGGGTGGTATGATTGCCTTCTTCAACGGTGACTTGCGCGGTAGGTTCTGGAGGTTGACCTTATCATCCCCTCCCCATCGCCCAGTATGTGCAGCGTAGTAGCGCAGGGGCACAGGTAACGTGCCACGCTCGGCTATCTTGATGAACCGCTCTGTCCTTGTCTCTTCCAGTGTGGACTTAACGCCTAGCCGTGCAGCGACGATGGCTTGCACCTGTGGGTTCTCATGCTCCAGCAGCGCCTTGAAGGCTTCGTCGTTCTTGGCGAACGCATGGGTCTCCTTGCCTGTAGCCGGACTGATCTTGGTTGGCGGAACAACCCCATGAAACATCAGCAACTCGGCCAGCTTGGGGTTACTCATCAGGTCGGCCTTGTCGTAGTTGAGCTTGGCCATGAGGGCGTCCTTGGAACTCTTCACATTAGACAGGTGATTTGTGAGGACTTCCTCGTCTAAGCTTAGCATCGGCTCCGTGAACATCCGGATGGTCAGGTCAATTAACCGGAACTCTATTTGCGGGAAGCCCACAGCAATCCTCTGGAACAGGTCGTAGGTAAGCTCGGTGTCGTTGATGCAGTATTGCCCGTAACGGTCCAGTTCTTCCGGCGTGAAGTCCAGACGCCCCTTACCCAGTGCGTTGATAACTTCGTCGCCTTTGATGCCCAGCCCGTAACGCTCAGCAGCTTTGGCTAAGCTGTTACCAGCATCAGGTCCGTCGATAGCGCGAAGTATAGACAGAGTGTCAGCAATCCGCTTGGGTCGGATGTCGAAGTGCCAGTTGAGGATAGCCATATCAAACACAGCGTTGTGCGCCACAGCGATGGCGTTGTCCCATTCAAACTGGTCCAGCCACCGCTTGGTTTGTATCTTGGTGCCGCTGAACCACACGGCAGGCTCGTCGTTACGCTTTACGGATACGCCGATAACCTCAAAGCCCGGATCACGGATATATTCTTCCGTTGTCACCTTGGACAGCGAGTAGCTCCGGTCATAGTAGGTCTCGAAATCGCAAACAATTATATTCACTTGGTGTTATCCTTCTGCTTCCACCCCGCCAGCAATACGTTGCTGGCTCCCGTCACCTTCGGGTGACGGGACATTTTTCCAGCGTCCTTTGACATTTTGCTGGATTTTTACTGGCCCATCCTGTCCATAGACGGCAGCGTAATGTGCAATCTCTACATCTGCCTTAGAGCCTTCAGCCCATGCCACTGGCTGTCCGTCTTGGATTAGGCGGTAGCTTTCGGTCTGTGTGGGTTGGCGTAGGGCTGCTTTCCAGCCAGCTACAAAAGCCAGCTCCATTGGCTTATAGTGTATTGGCGATGCCGTTGTTGACAACCGCCAGTCACGGTATGCTGTGGCTAATGTTTGATCCGCCAGCACTGCGCTGTCTTTATCATTGGTCATCGTTCTTCTCCCTTATCTCCAGCCCACGGCT